TACATCGCCAAATTGCCTTCTCGCACTTATATAAAACATATTTTGACCGATTGACGCATCAATTGTTGAATGAGATGATGTAGGTTGTCTTGTGCTATTCATTACAAATATAGAATTGGATGAAATTAATTCGGAAAAATTGGGGGTTTCTAATTCTTTCTTAAGCCAATTAGCAATATTAACGGTGTTAAATATAACAAATTTCGTCACAATAGACTTTTCTGAGTTGGAATTCAAAACTAATATACTATCGGGTTTTACCTCTGAAGTTCCTAAAGCATTAATTATATTATTATAAACTTCTACCTCTATATCTACCGAATAATCAGTATCTTCTGCTAAATCCTTTCTACTTAATTTAATAAGTCTCGAACCCCTTGTGGAAAATCTATATATTTCTTTAAACGAATTATACAATAATTCAACTTCTTTTTCTCCCAGCAAACCTTTGTAAATCATCCTACTCTCCTCTCAGTTCTTTTATCTACATTTTTATTTCCGGCTTTTTCGGGTAGTCCACTGAATCTTTTATCCGGCGGCGACGGCATTCTTGTCTTAGGGGTATAATCAGCCTTATCCGCTACTTCCCCCGCTACTTGTCCCTTTGTTTGGCCGCTTAATAAGGCTTGTTCTTGAAGTTGACCTAATTGAGAAGAATCAATATTTGTTCCTGCATATTTATCTGTTTCAATAGGCTTGTCTTTTTTCTTATCAACATCTACTTCTGTAAGGCCTTCTGCTGGGAATTTCTTAAATATGAAATCACCGTCTTCATTCATATCAACTTCAAAGCCAAGATTTTTCATTTGAATAGCAAGTGCAACTTCCATTTCTCTTCTACGGAGAACAGCAATTTCATCCTCTTCTTCCGAGCGAAGAAGTTGAACTCTCCAATCTGTAATGCCAAATTGTTCCATTACGAATGGGAATAGATATTTGTTATACACACTTTGAGCCATTTCAACTGCACGATTAGTGACCAAAATTTGCATACCTTCCGAATTAAGTCCACCGGAAGCAGTATTATCTGCCATGAATATATTACTCACACCGTAGAAAGCCGAGATTCTTGTTCTCAAGTCTTCCTTTACAGCAGTATAATCCATTTCTTTCAAAGAGTTCATAAACGGAATCCATTCAACAGAACCACGAGAACCTCCCTCCGATTCAATACCCATGATAGGAATATAATGTGGGTCTTGTTCCAACTTCTCCTTAACACCTTTCCAATACTTTACCAATGATTCCATGTTATTTGTTTGCACCGCAAGAATACCTTTTGGTGTTCTCATCTTTTGATATGAAGTGCTAATGTAAGACTCCATAGCCTGAAGAGTAAAAATATAATTAAACAGTGTAATTACTGGAGGATGGCCGTATAATCTCGTAGGTGAATATTTACTAAAATGAACTACTTCACCTGTAATATAATGCTGTTCCGCTTGTGCGGTTTTATTTGTAAATTCAATAGGGTGTAGATTACTTCCACACACACCGCACTTTTCGTATCTTTCCTCGGAAATAAAATCTCTATGAGTGACACAGGTATATCTTTGATGCCCTCTATCTCCATCCTCATCAACTTCAATAAACATTGTAGTTGGGTCGCCTCTATAAATCTCATTAATTTTAGACATGGCTATTTCACCATTCTCTTCTAAGAAATAATCTTTGACTAAAATTAAAAACGCATCATCCATAACATTGAGGTCTGTTTCAAGTTCTTTTAAAATGTCAATAAACAACTGGTGTGAATCATTTACATGGTTCTTAAAAAAATTCTCAGCATAGACCTTTTGATTATAATTAGGTGTTCTTAAATCTGTTGACCTACAATTCATACATTCATCTACATGTTTTTGATGTTCATACCCACAGTTATTACACTTGAGGTCAAATGCCTTTTTCCATTCATAACCTCGGCGGAAAACCTCATTCTTAAGTTGAACTAAACAAGTGCGAACCACTGTTGAGTTTTTAGCAGTATCATAAAGATAACGCCCTGCGTAATGTTGAGGGTATCTACGCTCTTGAATACCTAAGTTATATACTTCCTTTTCCGTAGGAATTGGTGTTCTCCTTCGTATCAATGTTCTAAATCTATCTCTTAGTCCCATATTTATTCCTCCTTAACAATCGAATCCATTTGGTTCATCAAATCCCACTTACAGTTATCTTTATATTTTGATATATTATCTTCTTGTATATCATATTTTTCAAATTCAACAGCACCTTGTTTGCGAGCATCCTTCCAGTTTTCCCACTTGATAAGTTTAAAAATTTCCACCATTCTTTCCTTCGCCCACGGTTCTTTCTTATAGTGTTTCTTAATTTTAATAGCCTCTTGTAAAAGCCTACCTTGTTCCTTTTTCATACGAAGATGGGGTAGGCACTTATCCAACAATTTTGTAATATCGTTTTGACTATAAAAGTTTAACCTGTGTTGACTACGGTTATTTTCTCCTACCTTTTGGTCTAAATGTAGGCGGCCTATTTTAAGTTCCTTTTCCATTTCTTGGAAAAAAGCCCTACCTCTATCTCCAGTGGCAATCATACCGACACGGGGAGAATAAGAGGAGTCCATAGTAATGTAGCCATCCGAATCAATAAATCCTGCTACATACCCGTAAAGGTCTTTCTTTATGGTATCGCTAAGAATGTAGTAGTCCCCATTAACATTCGTGGCGTTAATTCTTCTCAACATTTTAGAAATTGTCTGTGGTGTAGTGGACCGATGATAACTCTTAGGCAACATAGAGTGAATGCTATTACTGGAAATTCCGGGGTTATTACAAATGGTTTTAATAATAATATTATCCAATACATCTTGTCTTGACTTTCTAATTGATTGGTGTGAAATTTCTTTAATTGTCGAGCGAATATTTTTCTTGCTCTCCTTGAAGACCTTAGTATAATCAGCATATTCTTTGCCGTAGTCTAATTCATTTTTAAATATATTAGCCTCCCACATTTTTGTAAGATTATCAAGAATGTATGCCCTCGCATCTCCGTCTTTAATATGTTCTAATTTTCTTAGAGTGACTAAATCGGGAGTAAGTAATTTGAGTGCAGGTTTATATGGAGAAATCCAATATATAGAATCCATACACTTGTTCAAATGTTCTCCGTAAGCGTTAATTAAATGGTCTATTGTCTTACTCATTTTTACTCTGGAGTCACCCTTCAACTGCCTACGCATACTTCTTAAATCTTTAATAATATCCGGTATAGGTTTATTATCAATTAGTGGTTCTTCGGGAAAAGACGAAAGCATATTTCTCGCTTCGGTGAGATTAACTTGGTATATTTTAGAAATGTCTTTAATAACTTCAGTCTCATCAATAGACTGAAATGGTAGCCATTCGCTGAGTTTAATATCATCTACTAATTGCATTTTCTTTTTTCTCGTGATATTCTGCGCTTCTTCAAGTTCCTTCAACTTTCTACGAAGTTCGTCTGTATTAATTTCATCTTCCTTACATATTAATTCCATATATTCCACCTCCGAAATCTTGTCTTGCTGGTGTCCCGAATAACCCGCTACTATCTATGTCTATGAAAGCATCATTAAAAGACTTTGTGGCGTGATTAGCCAAAGCGAGTGCGATAACAATATCATCGTGTGCGCCTAAACCTTCAATTTTTCCCGTACTGCTAATACCGAATGCTTCGAGTTCCTGTATAATTGCATCGGAAACTGCCTTCGCCTTTTCATCTGCATAGGGTAGTATAATTTTATTATTCTCCAAATTCATCTGCAAGTTAAGAATAATTTCCTCTTTCTTTTTACGGTGCATTGTAAATTCCTTAACGGGAAAGTCGGATATGTCTCGCAGTTCCATAGCAAAGGACTTTGCGAATGTATTAGTTTCAATCATTACAACTTCGGGTTTGTATCTCTCACAAAGGTCTGTAATGCGTGTGATGTGAGAACGGAAATCCATATTCTTTTCTCTTACCATCCATACCACCTTTTTATTCATATCCTCATCTACTTCAATAACCATCATTACTGTGTAGTCTCCGTCTGCTGAAAGTGATGGGTCGTAGCCAATGTAATATTTGAATGCGTCAGTATTACCATGATAAGATAACTTACTTGTTCGGTCTTTAGACTTGTCGATAAATTCCTTTCCAAATAACATCGTGTTGGATGAAATTGGTATGCAAAGATATTCTCTTGTGAACTTAGAAGAGCCGATTTCTCTTCTTCTCTTTTCTAAAGAATCAATATCCCAACGGGAGGGCCAAAGAGCATCACCTGTTTGATTTATCGCTGGATAGCGTTGAACATCATATTCTGGGTTTTCCTCTAATGCTGCAAATATATCAGTGTATGTGAAAGGTGTTCCGACCATTCGTAAAGTAGCGGTGTGGTGAAGAGTAGGAATCATGTCTCCCCAAAACCAATCTGTGACTCGCTGTATAGCGGCAACAGAAAACTCCTTCATCGGGTCGTCAATAATAATCTCTTGAGGGTGAAGTCCACGAATCTGTGAACCAACGGAACGCTCAAGTATTTCATTTCCGTTTGTTAATCTCATTGAACCGACAGCCCAACCTGCTTTAGGTTTGTATTTTCTTAATGCAGGAATGTTTGTGAACATTCGGTCAATGTCTTTCATGTGAACCATTGTCTGTTTTTGGTTTGAAGAAATGTAAATCATTTGATATGGTGGAGGTTGAAAA